ATTGCAGGCATCTTTATTTTTCGATTCTTCTTCAATCGTTTTAATTAATTCAAGAATTTCCTGTTTCGCACCTATCAACGCATTAACTTGAGCCATTCCTTGTATAATAGATTGATCTAACTCAACTAACCTAGCCTGTAGATTTTCAATTAACATATAATTTAATACCTTATGCTGTGGTAAATTTATCAATAGTTAACTTAATAGCCCACTGCAATACAGTATTTGCTACACCTTGAACATTGACAATTAAACTAGCACCAATTATTTCTGTTCCTACAGAAGCACCACCTAATGAAACATCCCCATTTTTAACAGGAGCATTTAAAGAAGCAACGGAACGACTACTTGCTTTACTCCTTTGAACAAGAGGAGAAATAAAAGTTGTATACATATCGCCAGTCAATGTATTAGCACAAGTTATTTCTACTTTTACACTATTATAAGAATCTTGAGGCAATGTATAGGAAAGAGCGCCTTTTACAAGGGTATCATCAATTGTTTGAATAAAAGAAATTTGTTGATCTGTATTTAAGTTCATCTTAAAGCTCCTTAGTTAAAAAATTATTTCCCTTCGTTCCATCTAATCCATTTCTTACTGCCAATTTCATCCGAAAAACACTTCATACAGACGCGTAAATTTCCGCCGTATTTTTCGTTTTGCCATTCGAAACCAAAGTCACTATCACATTGTGGACAATGTGGTTCAGCAGGACCGAATGTTGTTACTGTTCCCCCACTACCGCGCCACTTTCCAGCACCTGAACTAGAATATAAAATGCCGCCGTTGGATGGATTAGTAGAAGGATCAGCGGAAGCATTTGCAACGAAAAGAACTTTTGTACCGCTTCCAAATGATGCGCCGTTAAGACCAAAATTCCCATTAAATTGTGTTATTGCTGTTGACCCAGGCGTAATAGTTAAAACGGTTGCGCCGCTATTCACAGCATCAAGAATTCCGTAATTGCTACTACCAGAACCAAATACTAGACCCACATTCCAGTTATTCGTTGATGCAGTTGAATAAACATCTTGAGCATTATTATTTGTTGTTGTTCTAACCAAATTTCTGTAAACAGAGCCACTTGAACTTTCAAAACTAAATCCGCCATTATCTTGTGAAGTTTTAAAAAGCCAACTACCATCTAGTGCAACTGAAAAACTTGTACCCATTTTAGCAGCTTGGTTTCCACTAGAAGAAGATGAAACCATCAAAGGATAAAAAGTACCTGTTGTTTGTACTGTTGTTCCCACATTAGTCGCATTAGTCGCATTAGTTGCTGTTGTTGAAGTTGTTGCATTACCGCTCAATGCACCTGTAAAAGTAGTACAACCCAAATTATTAGTATTTGAGTTATAAGTGAGTCCAGTGTTATTCTTTGGCTCTAATGTTTGTGTTCCACTTGCTGTTATAAACAATGGAAAACAAGTTGTGTCAGTTGCTTCATTTGATGAATTAACCGTTGCGGCAGAAGTTGCGGAGGTTGCATTTCCACTTAATGCGCCTGAAAATGTAGTAGTCGTTAAAGTATTAGTATTGGGATTAAATGTTAATCCAGCACCAACATATAAAGGATAAGCTGCTGTTGAGCTTGCTGTAATAATTGGTACAAAATAAGATGCACTAGCTGAGGTATTAGTGACAGTTATCGTTGATGTAACTGAAGCATTTAAAACATTTATCCAAGCACTGCCATTATAAAAATAAGGCGCTATAGGCGAGCTATTAGAGTTAAAAATTCGCATTCCAATTTCAGGAGATACAACACCATTCATTTGAGCTGTTGTCATAACTGGTTCGTCAATTACTGCGCGCGCTGTAGATTTCACTTCATAAATTTTATTATTACTTGTTGTTCCATCATTAATGTTAATACTTTCATTAACCGTTAGAGTAGTGAAAACAAATGAACCTAAATAAACTTGATTAGGCGTTGCAGGTGTGAAAGTTTGTGGAAATTGTAAACTAACACCCGTTGATGACTGCGGCAATGATGCTAATTGAACAAGTGTTATATTTGCGTTAGGCGTTGCAGTTTTTGTTAAATAAACAAGATCATTGATTGGCTCAACTGTTGCAAATACATAGTCTGTTCCACCTTGTAACAATATCGGTGAGTTTAAATCCTTCGTCCTATAAACTGTTGATGGATCAAGTGGGTCAGTCTTATAAATAGTCACCCTTCCTAGTTCTTCAAAAGTAGTATAATTATAAATTGCAGTATCATGACCAAACGTTGTTGATACCATAAGCGCATCATCGTATTGAAGAGATACAACTTGCATATCAACAGCAGGTGTAAATCTCCATCCTATCACTCTGTAAACAGGAGATGCTTGACTACCTGTTCCTTGAGTTGTTATAGCATTTGTTTCTGACCCATCCGTCGATGTCTGAAAAATCACAGGACGGCTTGCGCTCATATCTATGATTGCATCATCACCAGTGTCATAAGCATCTTGCAATGATTCACTGCCTGGACCTGACCCAGCCAGCGCATTATCAATTCCGATTAAATGACCATGTAAACTTCCATCATTAGGAGAGTAGTTAATTGGTGTATAATCTGCATTAACGCCTTCAGATATCGATAACAATGTAATTTGTGAAGCAGTTGCGCTACTTCCAAATGTTGGAACAACAGTGTAACTTGATGAGTCAATCGATAGATTTACTAATGTTCCGACTATCTGCAAGGATGACATTGACGGACAAGAACTTATATACGCATTAACTTGCCCCGTAGAATTATTCTGTAGAACAACACCGCCAATATTACCAACATTTCCTTGCATATAAAGCGATATATTAGTTGTTATTGTATTAATTAAAGTGACATCGCCTAAGTTAGTTTTAGTTAATATGAGACTACAATCTTCGCAATATAACGCAGGCATTCCACTTAATGTTATACCATCTTCAAAAACAATTGTTTCACTTCCTGTACCATTTAATGTAATAGATGCACTACCTGATAAATCAATATCAAAATAAATACTAGCACTTTGCGAAACACCAAATGTTAAACTAACGCCACCTGTTGCTGATAATGCTACATTTGATATATAACAAAAAGGATTAGAAGTTGCATCAAAAGAAGAATTTAATCCTACACTTCCCGTTAAAACAATTTTTGATGATCCATCATTCAATCCAACAATATTAACAAATGGTGATAATGCTAAATTTCCAGTTATATTAAATACACCTATTGGTACAATAGAATATGGAATTGCAGAAGTCGCTGACAATGCAGCAACGGAACGTGCTTTTTCATATGTTTCATAAGGATTATTAATACTTCCATTGCCAGTCGTATCACTACCAATATCTGAATTGATATAAATAAGCTGTGGAATTCCAGAAACACTCCCTTGAACAAGGTCTAACACTTGCTGAAGTGTTTCTTGAACAGAAACACCACCTTGAACAGCATAAATAAGATCAGCTGCATCGGACGCACCCACTGTAGGTAATTGTGAAACTTTAATATCTGGCATAATTAAACATCCTTGTTAAATTAAGCAGGTGTTATGCTTCCTACATAACTCCTCACTGTAAAAGTTGTATTTGCGGTAATGCACACCATTTCTAAGCAGTCTGTCGGATCGGTAGAAGTAAGCGTTCCACCAGCAGTAGTAGGATTAGTTCCTAAATTGCAAACTTGTCCTGTGTTCATCTGTATAATCCAACCAGCCGCACCTTTTCCAACAACACCAAATACAGAACCAACTGAAACAGTTGCAGGAATAGTTATAGTAGTTGCTCCCGCATTTCCTATAATATAACTTGTATTTGCTACAGCACTTTGTGAGGTTCCAGTTATCACCTGATAAGAAAATGGAGAATAAGAAGAAGATAAAGCAATAGAATTATTTGTTTTTACAAGACCAGAACCTGCAATAATATTAGAAACAAATAATATATTATCTGAACCAACTGTAGATACATCCTCAGTTTGTATCCATTGAGTATTTTCGTTAACTGTTCCTTGTGTGACTGTAAAAACATCGCCAGGATTAATCAGAGCGCCTAAATCATAACTTATTGCTCTTGTCATAACCCATGCAGTAGATCCATCTCCAACAGTTGTTACTGTATAAATACCATTTTGAGTCGATGTTGCTTGATCTTTAACAAGAACTTTATCATTAACATTTAATGAAACTCCATCTATAGATAATGCAGCTAATGCCCCATTATTTGTTAATGTAGCACCAACTCCTAAAGTTCCATTATTATAAATAACAGTTAATGCCGTTGTTGTTGCAACATTTGTTGCGCTAGTTGAAAACGCAAGCGATGCCATTTGAGAAAGAGATACTTTATATGTTAATCCTGATTGAACAACAGGAAACATAGCAGAAACATTTAATGATGTCAGAGTAGACAAATTGGATATCATTATACCGGACATAACTTATCACTCCGTTGTAAGTTGTATTAAATTTTCTGTTGCTAAATGATTCAAACCATCCTCAGTCAAAATTAAATTTTGACTATAGGATGGCGTCGTTGCTGAATAAATAATAATAGGTATAAACCCACTACCCCAAGTATTCATATTAATCCCTTACAAAATGGGAGACTTTTACATCCCCCAACTTATTTATTACTAACCGTACGATCCAGCAGATAATTGAGCGCTAATTTTTACTCCATTATTTAAAACAAGGACGAGATAGCTCGTTTGTTTGCCCGTATCAGTTAAGCTTAATACACAACCACCAGTTGCAGAGGACATACAACGAATACTCGTTGTAATAGCTTCTCCATTATTTAGACTCATACCACCAGAAGCAACAGAGAAACCAGTTGATGCAGCAGAAGCTAATGTTAGACCATCGGATGCAGAAGATGCGTAAACCGTGAAGGGAATGACTCTTGCCATATTTGTACCGCTGCCATCTTTTAATTGAATGGTGACAGTACATACGTTAGCAGCACCAGCAGCACCTGAAATCGTACAACTTGCAGGATCAACTTGAGCAACAGGTGTTGCACCGTATTTCAGATTAATGATCGACGCTGAAGTGTTACTGCCATCTTGCAGCACAAATTTACTAGTAGCCGCGCCTGGATCAGGAATTGTGATAACAGAAGATTGCCCCATTGTTCCATTGCTGATTGTGGTATTGTATGCACCACCAGCGTTTGCAGCAGCAACAATCAAAGTACCGTTTGTAGCCGTTGCAGGAAATGAAATAAAAGTGCCAGCATCACCACTAGAGCCAGAAGTAATATTTCCAGCAGTAGAGGCAATCGCTCCTGATGCAGTTAATGCGCCAGTGATTGACAAAGCTTGACCCAACGTTACAGTGGTTGTTGCAGCTTTGATGTTACCTGATGTGTCAGAGAACACTGGCAATGCGTTTGCTGTTGATGCGCCGCCAGAGAATGAAACATCCCCAGCTGAAGGGTCAGCATTGAACACAATAGCATCTACGCCAATAGCACTGGGCAAAGGCTCAACCAAACTGTAAAAGTTACCAGCATGTGTAGAACCAGCACCAACCGAAACATATTGACCTGCTTTCATCTGTTCAATACTTTGTTGATCCGCTGAACGTTGTAAAACAACGGTAGAACCGATACTATTTACAACATAAATACCTTGTTCATAAGTATTGGTCTGTGTTTGTAATAAAATACGATCTCCCACTTCAGCAGCTACACTATCAACTGTTAAGGATGATGCGGCAATCGTTAAAGTAGCTCCCAAACCATTGTTATTTGGTCCATTATAATATGTACCAGAAATGTTTGATGTTGATGCCAGGCGAACTGGTGTCAGCCAGGGAGAAAAAACCGTTTGTGAATATGTTGTAGTCATCTCTAAAACTCCTGTAAATAAAATAAACGTCCATGTAAAAAATTAATTAACTTCCCCAAACTAACCCTGTAGCGGATGTGCCACTCGAATAAACCATCGTGGAATAAATCGGATGCCACGCACCACCTGCAAGGTTAACTAGAGTTTGGCTTGTGCCATCCCATTTTTGGTATGTCACGTTGCCAGAGGCTCCCACATATAGCCAACGGCCATATTCAGGGGCGCCATTCGATCCATAAGGAGAATCAAGGGTTATATCCCCTGTTCTTGCGATGCCTGACATAGTTCTTACAGGCCCTGTATAGGCCATAGGATCTAATGGCGGCACTTGTACTGTTGGTAAGGCCATTTTTACTCTCCATGTAATAAATAAGCTTCCTGCTTATTAAAGTTTTATAAATACATTCATAAAGCTTGTAGGCTGCATAATTGTATGTGCCGTTCCGCCACCCTGCGATGTAACAGAAATTGGCAAGTTGATTCCTCCAAAATTTTGCCAAAAATTTCCCGAACCTGAACTACCAGCAGCAAATAATCGAACATCAGAAGCAACCGAATTAGGGTGATTATGAGCAGGCATTTCAGCAATGCTTAATGTATGAGTTTCGGAGCCTAGATATTCGCCCAATGCTCTAGAAGTAAGACCAGAACCTGCTCCTGCTCCTGCTAGGGCACGGCCTAATGATCTTGGTAATGTAAGAGCTTTATTTGAATTAAAATCGGCTGATGCTGTAGCGCCTCTACCTGTTGCAACTGGCGCATAGGTATCTGACACACCATCCCAAATTGTTTTATATAAGCAAAAAGTATCGATATTGGCGCGAGTTGTTGCGCCTGATGATGCGCTGCCAATAGAGCCATCATTCATTGCAACCCAACCTTTTTGTGCTGTCGAAATAAAACTTGTTTTTGTATCACTTGTTCTAAAAGTTTGGGTAACAGAATCTACTTGATCATAAGTAATATATTCTTGACCTGGGTTAATATCACCTATAAATAACGATGGTTTTGTAAACCAAACATCACATACTTGACCTAGAGGCATCCAAAGCTGCATATATAATGCGTCATCGCCAGTGGAACTTAATGTTTTACCCGAAGTAGAAGGAATAGTGAAACTTAAAACAAATTTTTGCCAACTTGTCGTTAAAGAAAGACTGCCAGAAAAGGTAATGTCCTCAGTTGAAGGCGAACCGCCCGTCCCATAATATTGCCGTGTATATAGAGACAATGTATGAGGATTTGTTCCTGATCGCGCCCAAATCGTAAAACTTACTACTTCATTATTTAAGTTAAATATGTTTTGCGTAATTGGGAACTGAAAACCTTTATAGGTTTCTCCAACAGGAGAATTATTGCACTGATATCTTAAATAATATGGCGGTGTAATATCACCTGTTAACTCATTTCCAGAAAAATTAACAAACGTGATTTGATCTGAGGCATCCGTATTATTTTTCACAAAACGAATATCGGGACCGACCACACCCGCTGTTGACGTTGATACGGGGTTTAAATCCGCTGGGGTAAATCCTTTGTGATTACTAGGCGCTAAAACTAAGTTAGTTGTATTAGTAGGATTAGCCGTATCGTCAATATGATCTAAAAAAGTATTATTAGCAATAAGATTGGCTAAAGAGACGTAAGTTGTTGAACTTCCACCTCCTCCATCACCAGGAGGAAAATAATCCTCAATTGTCCATAGAAGATTGTTGTTACTATCATAAGCCTCTAAATAATAAGTATCATCAAGATTATCGCTATCGACTTCCCAATAAAAAGGGCCTTGTGAACCGTTTGAATCAAAGACAATAGGATTCGTCCAAGCTGATGATAAGCTTGGGTCCTGATACACAGTCTTTTGCTGCGTAGGGTTTAAATTTCTATAGGTATAAAGCTTAGCACCGCCAGCCGGCCTGCCAGAATTATCCATAATCACCCATTTGGGAATGGGTGCCAATAACGCCGATACAGTCATCTTTCACATCCTTGTGAAGTTAACCTATTCTACTATCTTTTATTCATTTTCACTATAAGCTGGAATCTCTCTATAACCTGGCTTATCAAGCAGGCTACCAAGCAAGTCAAATTTATCATAAAGGAATTTTCCTAGCCCAACTGTTCCTAGAGCTGTCCCAATGGGTAATATTTTTTCTCTTATCCCAAATTGAGGATGATATTTTCCTCTTTTAGCTCTAAAAGCTCCTTTTGATAAAGAATTTATTAACTCCTTATCTGTCAGTTCTTGAGAAAGATATTTTTTTATTGATTTATTATTATAAGGTACAACATCCAGTGCATATCCTTTTTGTATATTATTATATCTCTCAAATAAATCTAGATTTCGTAATCCACTTTCGTGAGTAAACATATTATTTTGTAAAGAATTAATGGCATTCTTAACAGCAGTTGAGTGTTTTCTTTCAGCAGTATTTAAGGTACTCAATTTATTTAAGTCTCTATCAATTCTTAATAAGTCACTTTTTGCTTTATGTGCATTTTTAACGCTTGGGTTTTCAAGAAAAACATTAAGTCCTTCAATTTTTTTACTTGGAGAATATTTTTTTATAGTCTCATAATCAATTTCTGGAATAGCATTTGAAACATCCCCTATCCCTTGTTCTTTTGCTTCGTTAAATAAGTCATTATATTTTTCAGAATATATTTTTTTATTTTCTTTTCTAGTTTGTAAAACATCTTTAATTATATTTTTCTTACTTAATTTTAATGGATTAAGAGCAGATCCAACACCTTTAACACCCATTAAATTTAAAGCATTTCGTGTGGTTCCTCTCATTAATGATTCACCAGGATATTCTGGATTTCCTAATAATCCAGAGATATCTTGCGATATGTCTTTTTGATACGGTATTTGTGAAGTTACTTTTTCTGGAATCAGATGAAGTCTATTTGATCCATATTCAGCAATACCGTGAGGAGCATTTAAAATACCATGACCTAGTTCTGTTAGTCCTGCTAATCCCTGTCCTGCTAAATGCACAGGATGTTTGATAAGAGTAGAAAAAATACCAGGTACTTCAGTTTTAGCTTTCTCATAATATCCTGGTATTTCACCCGCAAAATTCATTGCAGAATTGTAAACATCTTGAGTTATTCGACCAGGCGCTCTAGACAATGCGGTTTTAAAATTTTCTTGTGGTTCTTGTTGTTGCGAAGAAGAAACCATCTCCCAATCAGAATAATCTGGTGAAGACGGCACTTCTTTTTCATTATCAACAAGCTCCCATCCAGAATAATCAGTCACTCCTAAATCCTCCTTTTTTTGCTTGGCTTAGAGGAATTGTGATTATTTCACCTGTATTTGGATTTCTTAAAGTAACCATTTTTGAGTATGAATTTAATTGAGATTCAACACGATTTCTAATTTCTTTACCATTTATTTTTTTATCAGCTTGTTCAAGCGCTTCACCTCTTGTTATATGTTTATTTTTCATTAAATCAGAAGCAAGTCTTGATCGTTGTTTAGACATTTCATTAAATGTAGCAATTGACTCTAATTTTCCTAACATGACATTCCATGTATCATTATCTGAAATTTTCATTTGATTAGATAAAGATACTTCTTTATCTAATATTCTTCCTCTAAATCCCATTAAAGTTTCTGCAACAGCTTTTTTTGCAGATGTAGTAAAATTACCTATTAATTTTTGTTCCTCTGGGTTACCTATTTTAGATAAAGCATTCAATTGCGTATCTTGAAAAAATGGAAATTTATTTCTCAAATTAATAAATCTTTCATCTTGTGAAATATCCATTAAATTTTTTATTGGAACATCTGCTTTTATAGCCTGTTCATATTCCTGATCCATTTCATCTATTGCCTTAGCTCGAATATCTCCTAATACTTCTCCTTCTTTTTCAAGACCTGCCGCTTCCCCTGATTTTTCAAAAAATCTTTGTCGAGGATTAATTTCTGTTTGTTGTGATGGTTGTTGCATTGGTATAGTGTACGCATCACCTGGATTGATTACTTCTTGTGGACTATTTACATAATTAATAGGTTGTTCATATTGTGTTTGTTGTTGAGAAATAGCATTATTTTTATTTCCAAATATTTTATCTTTTAATTTATTAATAAACTGACTAGCTACAGATCCATGTGATTGTTGCTGAATAATATTATTAAGGGCATTATCATAAGCGGTTTGTCCAGTTCCAGCTTGATACAACATATTTGTTGCTTCTTCTGGATTTTTCAAATTGGCTAATATATCTTTATTGGCCATTAATTTAGAAACAAACTGAGGCCCCATTAGCCTTGAATATGTCATTTTAGATTCAGCATCTGCTAATGTTGATAATGGAGCAAATTTAGCCTTTGTCTGATTTAAACTGGCATCTGCTAACGCATTAGAAAGCGCATTATAAGATTGTGCAAATCGTCCACCGGGAACGACGACATTCGGCATCGGAAAATCAATATCTAACCCAGCCATTTCTTATCCTCCAAACATCATCGCTATCATAGAAAGCATATTTATCATATCTTGCTGATTAGCCGCTTTTTTTCCAAAAGCCCCTTTAGCCATTCCGCCACCCATACTAGACATTAAATTCATTAATGAATTAGCATTATTTTGACCCATATTTACAAGATTACCTTCGCCTGCACCATATTGAGTGTTAATCCCAAGAACATTGCTTAACCAACTGTTCATATCTTGCGATGAAATATTAGCGGCATTTTGTTGTGCTTGTAGTTGCATGGGGGTACTCCCTGCCAACCCATTGGCAGAGGCCATATTAGTTGCAGCACGCATTGATTGATCTTGTTGATATCTAGCCCAGGGTGATTCGGAGTATCCCGCCATCATATTATTAATAAATCCTGATGGGTCTTGCATGGTATTTAACCAGTTTTGATATTGTGGTATAGAATTGGTTCCAGCATCATAATAAGGCTGTTGAGTTTTTTTAGCCTCATTATAATAATGCTGTAACTGTTCCATACCTTTTTTGTATGGATCGCCAGAATTAAAGCCAAACATATCACCAATATTAAACCCCATAATCAAATTCCTTTTTGATTAGATCAAATTAACCCAAACTCCATTTTCTCTTCCCTGAAACTTATTCGTACTTGTATTATAAATCACTTGACCATTGAGTGGGCTATTTAAACTGTCTCTTTGACTAGTTGTAATTTGAGGAACAAATAGACCAAATTGAGATATTGTTTCAGATACAGTTTGGGCAAAAGTGGTCATAAAACTAATCCATATATCAGACATATAAGGACTTAATCTATTCCCATCCATTTTAATTAAAGCATCATAAACTGGTAGTTGATCAATATCTTGTGCCATAATCTTTTACTCCGGCATCACTTCAAAGCTCCATGCAGCACCTAAAACAATAAAGGGTACTTTATTAAAAAATTCAGTTTTAGAAATAAAACCTTGTCCTCTTGGAACAGTACCTAATTTTCTGTAAACCGTTCTATGTGTACGTTCACCTATTTTACCCATGTTTCCAGAAAGCCTGTTTCCATAAGTAATACCCCCATCTTTTGAATAAGATAGAAAAATAATAGGAGGAATTTCACTAGGAACCGAAATTTGTTGTTCTAATAAAAGTTGTAAGCCACTAGTTGTTAATAAATCCTGTCCTTCATCTGTTTTTAGCCAGTCTTGAAGAATTTCAATATCAACAAATCCTTGTCGTACGTCTATTTGAAGACGATCAATGCGAGTACGGTTATAAGTGGAAGGAACCATACACCGACTTATTCTCATGCGTTTTATGGCTTCGCCATCATTATTTGGAACATTTGGGCTAACAATATAAATTACTGCCTGATTATAAGATGCGTAATAATTCAATCCACCATAATAAAAATGCGTTTGTGCTACATGGCGAGATCCATCTAGCATTTCTTCTTCATGCCATAATGGATCACTTGGAGAACTTAATGTGACGTTATAAACGTAAGTATGATCTGCGGCAGTAAAATTTAATCGGTAAAAAATTAATCCATTCTCTTTAATTAAAATACCTCTTGCATCAGAAACCCCTTTAGCAGGATCTGCCGCATATTGTGCTAATTGAAAATCTAAGGCACGTGTACTAACAGGTGTTGATTGCATGCCATCAACTTGAACAATAGACCCTAGGCCATCCTTGTCTTGTGATAGAAAAAACATCCTATCAAATGCAACAGATATACTTCCTATTGCGGGTGTTCCTATTTCCATAACAACGCTATTAACACGTCTAAATGGTAAATTAGTCCCAATCCCTGCATTTTCCCAAACTTCGGTAAAATTTTTACTGAATAAGAAAAGTTTTCGATGAAGTGTCCTGCAAGCAACAATATTCCCTGGGTGCGTTGTTATTGTTCCAAGTTGCAATTGTCCTTCACTTAAAATCTCATTCGAGGGGCTGCCATTAGACAGCAAATCAATATAGATATTATTAATAGCATTGTCATAAGTTGTGGCTACCCGTATAGAAGTTGAAGAAAAACGAATGGTGTAATATGTCGTACTTGTTGATAATCCATCCGGTAATTGTGCAATAATGGTTCCAGACCCATTACCTGTTAAAACTAATGCTGAACCACCAAATGTCGTAGAAATTTGAAATGTCGTCGCAGTCGCATTAATAATATAATAAGTAGTGTTAATTACTACAGGCGGCGGCAAACTGCCTCCTGTAAATCTCACAGCACATCCATTAGGATAATTTGTCGTCGAAGAAACAGTAAATAAATCACCCGCATCTGTTGCTGTAAAAGAACTCCCTGGATCTCCAATTAAAAAAGAAACTGGAATGCCTGTCTGATAATTAACAGTTGATGCTAATGTAATTAAATCAGTAGTTGCTGACGCACTCACAAAATTATTTTGTGCAGGACCCCAAACTAATCCTTGGTTATAACTTGATAACTGAAAAGTATTTGTATTACCATTTGCAACAACAAAAAACCCATCTAAATAAGTCACATCAATAGGGGCTTCAGGAAAAGAAGTGTCTGTTATTTGAGTAAATGTTTCGGCATTGGTATCATAAATATATCCATCAGATCCATCAACAAAAATAACCTGGAATGTATTCGCTTCAATTCCAACATAACCTGTATTTGTTGATAAACTACCTATTCTTGAATAAGAAAAAGAAGTAGGAAATCCCTGTATTTGATAGACTTCTGAACCAAAAACTTGATAAGTAATATTGTTAAATATAAATGAAGCCCTTGACCCACTACTATTAGGAGAAAAATCCATTCCTGTATTAGTTAAACCAGAGGTCGATATTAAAATCTTAGATTTTTTAGCTTTTGGATCACGATATTCAAACAAATTGACAGTGCGTTCAGCATCGATATTGCTAAACCGTTCGTTATTATAGCTTCCAACAATGTCATAGTCTTGTAACACATCAATACGCCAATATATTGGGCCAGTAAAATGGCTGAGGAGCATCCATTATGACTGACGGTCTAATAGTTAAATCGGTTTCATTAGAGTTCTTCAAATTGTTGAAGTAATCTAAATATTCTTCCTCATTTTCTTGAGGCCAATTAGCAGAAGGATAATAAGCTTTAAATTTTCTTGCTAAAGCATATTTCAAAAATCCATAATAATATGGTGCTAATTCTGTTAAATCTTCATAAGCCGAAAGCTGGTTAATCATTACTTTCGCTTTTAAACTGCATGGATAAGGTTGGTCAGGTGCCGGATAAAATGTCACAAAACTTTCAGTATCTTGTTTATCTAAAAAACAAAATCCTGGTCTTGCATTCAAATTATTTAAACGAACAACACCATAATAAGTTGCTTTATTAATAATCCTAATAGGATAGACAATTGTCTGAACCGTATAATTAGCAAGAGACAAATCAACGATTCGATCTGCATTAATATCGGCTGATACCATATCAGAAATACTATAGGTGGCCTTCCCTGCCACCATAGTAAAATCAATAGGTGTTAGAAAAGGAATATAAATACTATCAGCAGAAAACTTATCCAATAGTTCATTAATTAATTCAAGGCCAGTTGAAAGCATAAAGGCATCGGGTGTTTCACCGACGCCTAATTCACCAATCAAATACAATGAATTAATAATAAGATCATTTGTCGTCCGTGTGACCTGGCTCATAGCATATCCTTATGCTAATCAAGGTTACTTAACCGGAAATGCTTTTTTATCCATTCCAGCAGTTAAAGAAGATGCAAACGATTGAGCATGATCACCGTCATTACACATATAAGCATCAGTTTTATAACTTTCAGCTTTTTGTTTAGGACGATCACCCATCATGCCCTTCATTCTTCCTTGTTCGGCTTTAACAAACGCATTGTTACTCATAACTGAATCTTTCATTGTTTATCCTCCAATTTTCTTTTTTCCTTCTTTGACTTTTCGCGAACAATTTTTTCTTGTTCCAAACGAAATGCCAAAGCTTCTTTAGGTGAATCAAACCAAAAGCCCGTTGCTAAAAGTCTCTCTCTTTCTTCATCTGAAACGACTTTCATCGAATCAATGGGATGATATAAACAATGTAGCATTGGGCTTCTCCTTATTATGACAATACACGTACTGAATATTGTGGGTGCCAAGAGAAACCACACAATAAGTCAATACGCATATAGTTTTGATATCCCAAAATATCGCCCGTCTGTGTCACAGCAAGTGATAATCCACTTTCAGGATCAACTGCAACAGAGGCATAAGGGACCTGTAATTTATAAAGAGGAGGACATACGATATCTAATCCACGTTCTGGATAAGCGACATTAACATTATGACTTGTAATCATAGTGACAACAGCATTATTCGGAATAGGATTACTGACATTTCTATTTGGATTAGAAGTATCAGAGATAATGGTTGGTTGGACTGAAACAGTCACATTCCCACTGCTATCTGAACTTGCATTAGCAGTTACAACAAACTGCATATCTTGGCCTGTAGAAGCGCGTCCAACCGGATTTACTGATTCAACTCCTGCAATCGAGAAAACGTCGCCAACAACAAAATAATCAGTAATGCTGATTGTTGCTCCGTCCATTGCAATTGTACTGCCTGACGAAACTGCACCATTCACCAATAATGTATCGGATGAATAGAGTCTTGGGCCAGCACCAGCAGTATGACGTTTGATATTTTGAGATTGGAAAATGTCAAAATATGACATATGTCCAATAGCAGAATTTTTAACAATATTTTCGTTAAATACAGGTGTGAAATTATTAAGTAACGCACCTTTTAACGAAGAACCATCCCTTACTGTAATTGCCATATAAGCATTTTGTGCAATATTAACCCCCTGTTCGAGCAATTTTGCACCAGCTAGGTCAACAGTTGTAAAAGAATTGATCGGTGTGCCAGGCGTTCCAGTGTAAAAATAAAGTTGTTGCTCAGCTTGTGAGGCAATATCTTTTTCCATCTGGGTAATAATTTCTTGAATGGCAGGCGCAATAAAGATTCTTGAGAAATCTTCAATACGTAATGATAAGTCTTGAATTGTGTATGCAATCAAAGCATGGTATTGATGCGATACAGTGATATTTTCAACTGTTTCGATAATATCTTGCGGGGTTGCTGTTGAACCATCACCAACGATAAAATGGTTCTGTCTTCGTACTTGTAAGTTATCACCAATTTTATAACCAGAAGACACAAAGTCATCTTGGTAAATTCGTGATGCAGTCATTACAAAAGGTGAATTGTTAGCAAACATTGCTAACGCGGTGTTGCTCACTAAATCCGTAGTAATAAATTGATTTGACATTTCAGCCAGTCTCCATTTAATCCATTAAATGGCACACTGAACGACTTAAAAGCAGATTGACGCTTTTATCCTTAAAAACGCCAATCCATCACTTCCAGGTGCCAGCCTTCATCCTGGCTCGGATATCCGAAACAGGAGTCTTATCCGTAATGGCACTTGTGTTAACTGGATTAGGTCTACTTTGACCCATTGGATTAGGTCTTTGAGTGGTTGATGATGGTTTACCAATATTTCCACCCAATAAAGCAAACGAAAGCTTGTTAACTTCTCGTGCCTGATCTAGCGGATGGAGTTGTGATATACGTTGAAGTTCATCAAGATTTTTTCCAAGTTTGTAGGCTACATCGGCAGGATTATCAACGAATAGCAATGAATCCCTGATTGCTGTAGTGAATGGGGCATCTCCCCTCACTATATCGTCAAAATCTTCATACTTATCGGAACCCTTATCTAACTCATCTTGAAGTCTTTGGTAAGACTTATGTACATGAGCCATTTTTTCGGCTTCACGACTTTTAGCTTCTTGAGCCTCCCTGGCTTGCAAAGCTAAATGTACGGCTTTTTGTATCCTTTGTTCTTCCGTTAGCCCCATTCCCATATCCTGGGTTTGTGGCTGGTAAAAAGAACTTTGCCCTTCATTTGATTGCTGTTGATCCAAACGATTATGCACATGAGCTAACTGCTCTTGCAACGCCCTCACTTCCCTTGAGTGCTTTTTCGCTTGCATCCCTAAGCGTTTTTTTACGCCATAAGGATCATCCTTGTTTGCTGCCTCTGATGCGACTTCATCAGCTACACCTTCAGCAGAACCTTCAGCATCGACAATTTCAGGCGCATTGTCTTGGCTCAAATCTTCTTGAGCATTCTCCATATCTCTTGCTCCATGCTTGGCAATTCTATTGCCCAGAGACCTACGGTGGCTCGAAACCCAGAGATAAATCCTTTATCTCGTACTATCTAATATACTGATATTGATTAAATATTCCACACAACCTATAGCGTATTAAATATTTTTATTTTCCTTTTTCTGTGGATTTTCATGTTTATGGATATCTGTAAGCATGTTTGCTATTTTAGAAGTAAAATCATAATCTGCTTTTTTATGATCTAATCCGTGACGAATTTTCGCTTCTTCAATATTGGCTTGGTGGTTATAAACATCCAATTGATTTTCCATATCCATTTGACGTGCTTTGATGATAGCTTCAGCTTTATCTAACTCGTGCTGCTCTTGCTTGAGTCGCAATTCCTCTTTCTTTAATTCAAGTTGAACGCGATCATTTTGCATTTTCTCTTGTTGAGACTTCATCTCCATCATAGCCATCATAGCTTGTGGATTTGGCTGTGAAGGAGGAGCCGGCTTTCCTTCTTCTTTAGCCAGAATCTCAGGTGGAACCATTGACTTAAACCGTTCAGAAATTTGCGGCATAAACTGAACATCTAAGTTTTTAGCCCATAAATCAGCTATTAATGGGAAAGTTTGCGGATTAGCCGCAATCGTTTGTTGGAAGAACTCTAGCGCAGTATCTTTTTGAACAGCAAATGAAGGACCCGTATCAATTTCAATATCATAATCGCCTTGATCTAAGGCATTAATGATACCGTCCTTTGTACGTTGATTAAGAATAACTGATTCAGTTCGACCATCTGCTTTAGATACAACCATGTGACGTTCATCTTCACCTGCAATAATAGGTAACAAATCAAGCACTACTCTTCCGCCTTGCTCAATAGCTTGATTCAAGTTATCAAAATAAACATAAGCTGACATTGAACCTTCCATTTTTCGTTCTCTGCGAGCTTTTCCAGACATATCCCGCCCTTGAAGCTCTTCTTGCTCAGAAAACCCAAGAATTTCACGTATATCCTGATTGCCTCGTTGAAAATGTTGTAAAAGCGAATTAGAAAGTTCCCAAGGAGGCATTTTTATAGGCATTTGACCTGTTTTTGGATCAGGTTTTGCAATCAAAATACCATTTTGTAATTCAGGATTACGCCATAATTGCTCATAACCAATAATATTATCAGGGGTTCCCAACCATTGTTCACGTCGACGATTCTTAATTTCGGCTGCAATTTCAGACCCAACATAATTAATAAATCGCTGAGCATCGCGGGCTTCATGAACAAATGATCTTGTATATTGCTGTCCATTTACAAAATAAGAATCGCCATCGACAAATATCATGTTTAAATACTTAGAAGGCCAATCCGTAAACTCTAATACTTGATTTTGTGTGAGCTTATATTGACGAATCTTGTAATCTTTTGTTCTGCGATCAGCAACAATTTTAGGAATTTCATTTAAAATAATATTTCTTACAATAACATCTTCTTTTGCTAGATTTTTAACCATTTCAAACTGTTTTTGCATATCCTCCCATTCTTCTTCCGTTACAACCATACCATTAGATAGTTTTAACATTTTTACGTTAAACCATTCTTTTCGAGTATATTTACAAACAACAATGGTATCTCTGGTTTCCCACTGAAAATCTAAAAGAGATCTAGGATCAGAATAAGAAACAGGATTTGAAACATGAGGATATTCAGCAAAAAACTCTTGTTTTGTATAAACAAACTGTCTAGCACAAAAATTCCCATCTCCCTTATGTGGTTTTATTGCGGTGGGATCATAAGACGTTCTGGTAATGTCAGGTATCAATTCATATCGAATGACAGGATTAAAACTAGTGGGCGACTCATAGTCTAATACTATATCATATCCTCCATACCCCATCAGTAAGGCTTGTTTAAATGCTATTTGATAGACTAAATCGTTTTGTGATTGATATGAAATCGTGCGCACTAAATCTGCACGGAGGTTTATTTGCTCTTGTGTTGCTTTTCCTGTTAGCGATCTTACTAATAAGTCTGGCTTGTTTTTTCGTTGTTCGCCAACTATCTTTTTAACAGTATCATACAACTTATTGAACGTCATAGCCGGTTTAAATAAGCGAGTAAACTCACTTCGTTCAATAGCTGTCCACTGGTCACGTAAGACGAAATTCATGTCGTCTTTGCCGCGAGTTATGTTTTCGCTAAAGTAACCATCCCATAGGGTTAAATCATCTTGGGCGCTAGCTAAAACATCTGCTTCATCAATTTGCGCATCACTCAAAGCAGCAACGCGCTGTTCTTCCATTTCGCCCAAAGTAGTTTGGTCGATTGGATCAATCGGCATCTCCATTGCGGTATACTCCCATCCGTGGGAAATAATTCACACTCTCAAGCTAGCCATCCTAGCCAGCATTGAGAGTATTATACTACTTTTATAAATCGCTTTCTTGGGGTTTTGGTTCTGCTAAATATTTTTCAACATCTAGTATCTCCCAATCTGAGGCTTGAAATTCATCGGATAAAAATAAATGATTTCCGGCTGTAACGTTAGGAATACTTTGAATTCTCCAAACAGTTCTAATACCAGGTAAAAGAACTAAATAACCTTCTTCTTTTGACCAAAGCGCACGTCTAATATGTTTCCCTTCTTTTAGTGCCTCTAATGCTTCATTAAATAACATTTAAAAACTCCTTTTTAAATTATGGTAGTGTATTCAAATTAATAGATCCATTAGTAATTACTGGCTTATACCATTGTGTACCATCAGAACCTACTGCCAAAATAACATCAGTTTCTAAAACGCTAAATCCTTGACTTTGAACATAAGAATCAAGATAACCCGATGCTGCTATTTCAGCTAAGGTATTATCTGGTGCATACAAATGCCCAATGCGTGGAATAATATTATTTTGACCTGGGAAATTAATTGTAAACTGCTTAATTGACATCTTTACTCTCCTTAGTAAATTATGACCTTAACTCCTAAAACTCACGTAATATAACACTATTATTTATTCTAATACAGAATATTTTAACCCCAAATAATTCCACTTTTATCGCAAGCCGGACATTTTATATAAATTTCACCAACGCAACTAGAAAAATATTTATCCTCATAAAGTTCATTTGGACTATAACCAATAGTGATCACTGCTCCGACTCCTTTACATAAATTACAAAGACGATACTTTCTTTTAATGAAGCAATAATAAAATTTTTTAATTATCCCCATACAATACCTTTTCCTTCGCATGGATTGCAAAGAGCATCAGCTTTTATTGGTTTTCCATCAAATCCTTTTGCAAAAGCTGTTGGTTCTCCACCTTTACCATCACAAACAGGGCACTTAAACGGCGCTATTTTATTTCGACATAAACTTGATCTAATCTGCGTGCGATTTCTTCTAATTGCTCTTTCAGCCTATCAACTTTTTCATGAAGGAATTTCCAAACTTTAGGGTCAAGTTGCTGACCAAGATGATCTGACTCAAGTTTATCAACTCTATTTTTTAATTCAAAAAAATACTGATCTCTATCTTGTGCCAATTTTTCAAGTCTGATTAATCTCGATTCAGAAGAAATATTTTCTAAATCTGAAATACGCTCATCGTAATCATTATCTTCTCTAATTTCTGTTGGATGGCATCCGCTCATTTTAAATCCTCTATTAAAACTTCACAGTTCTTCATCAATACATTTTCATGGAAACAATAACTGCAATATTTAATTATTTCAATATCGTTTTTAGTAAAACTAACCCAGTCATTCCCAACATTTCCATGAACTTTACATATATATTCTAGCAGATTAAATTCTGTTTTCATTTTAAATCCCCTAATTTGACTAAGCCGTTTTCTATTAGATGAATTAGCATTTTGGCGCGGGCATTAGCTTCAGTGTCATCAATAACTGAAACATTATTTTCTGTACCATTATCTTCACTGTATATGGTTGCTATTTTTATATTTTTTATTTTTGTTAATTCAACAAAATCAGGAAGCATCTCACCTAATTCAGCGACGGTATATGCTGAGTATAATTTAAAACTATTAAAATCATTAGGAACAACAGCATATGGAAAAAATTTAATGCCATAACAATGATCATCTTCATATTCCCATACGAATATACTATTTTGCGGCACGCCTAATTCTTTCAGACGTTTAGCTAATTCTAATGCGCAACATTGGTCTTTAAGTTTCATGTTTATACCTTTTCTGTTTTTATTACTATGAATTTATTTTTCTTTTTTTTATCTCTATAATATAAAATTCTTTCATCCATGAATTCTTGGGCCTCTTCTTCGCTAAAATGATTACCATGCGAAATAGTACCCCAACTATCAAAAATATTACCCTTCATTTGTACATGGAAATGATTATTGCCATCTTTTACTATTCTGAATTTCATTTTATCTTCCTATAATTTAGATGAATTAGCTGCAACAATAGCAACCTGCATGGCAATTCAAACATGAGGAATATCCATCATCATAGTCTATTTCTGGTTTCTCACAGCAGTTTTTTAAGCATGGGCATTTCTCTTTATCTTCGTTCACTTTATTCTCCGCACCAGCATTTACCTTTGTACTTTTCTGACCATTCATGACCATTTGAACATTTATAAGCAGTATGTGTCGTATTTTGATCATGAGAATGAAGTCTTCCATCTTCATCATAGTAAGAAGGACAATGCATAGCAGTTGACGATGTAATGCCAACATAAACACTAGATTTTTTATCTTCTTTTTCGCAGTCTGGGTATTTCATTATTTATAAGTCTTCCTCTTTTATCCAATGTATAAAAAAATATTTCTTGCATTTATTAAGGAGTTCTTTGCATTTTTCTTCATCTATAGCCCAGCATCCACGAGGCGATGTGCCGTATTCCCATAGTTCAGTTCCGCAAAGAACATAATAAATAAACTCAACAAAGTCTGGGTCTATATCTAATTTTTTTGCTGCTACAGTACTATATGAATTATCCTTATCAAGGATGTTATTTTCTATAATTCTAATAAATTTTTCATCTATTGATGAATTATATGAAGCATATGGAACCCTAAAGAACTCCCACATATCCCAGGTATCGTATTTGTTTTCTCCATCGCTTATATCTATATCTGGATTAATAAAATCTTGTTTGCTCATTATTTAATTTCCATTAGTTCTTGTGATTGTTGGTTGTTCAATCATTTTGTCGGCTCCGGTAAAGATGGCAAAGGCATCCAGTGTGTTGCATCATGAGAGGTATTATCATGTCGATAAAATCTTTTAGATGAAAACTTATCACCTAGATAAATACCAAATTGAGCAGGAAGGAAATTTTCTCCTATATTACAAAATAATATTTCTTGTCCAGCATGAGGTTGTCGATCTTTAACGCTGATCCATTCATTCATATTCGTAACGTCCTTCCTTCTAAATTACTTTGTTCTCTATCTTTATTTTTCCTAGAACATTTTATATAAACGATTAACCCTACAATTACCGAAAGAGACGCAAGGTGCAGCATAAGATCAAGCGATAGAGCGCTTTTTGCATTGCTGTGAATCGGGGTATTATAATCATCATTTTTTAACTGTTCTGTTTCGTACGGCGCTAACTTTCTAAAAAACATGTGTATTTTCCTATTATGTTTAAATTAAATTTTTGATTACTTATTCATTTCAATGATAAACGCTATTAAAACAGCGGCGCAACATAGTGCGAGAACAGATAAAGTAAACGCTTGTGGCCAATTAGTTATTGATTCCATGTTTTACTCCGTAAAATGAGACAATTGGCCGGAATTGCACCGGCTTGTAACTCTCGCTACGAATGAGCCTTTTATGGGATTTCCTTCAGCTCAATGCATGGTGGTCCCATTTCATTCACCCCAATGACCTGCCGTGTTACGTTCCCCTCATTGGTTGGGAACACGCTTCACTGTCAGCGCCGCAATTGTCATAAACTGGCGGATATCCGGTAATCCTCCGCAAATCTCTGCGTTATCACCCAAATCTAGGGTCGATCTAAGGCACGGCATTCTCGCTTAGATATCCATAAACTGGCGTTGCTGGCAGGGATTCCACCTGCAACCTCTCTGGTTAGCCGCTGTTACTAATCCATTCAACCCTATCATTTAAAGGGCACGACCTCGCCTATGGCAAAATCAGAGGCTCTTCGATCAGACACCAGTCTGTCTTTTTGAGCTTCAAGCAACATAAACTGGCGGCTTATTTTCCCAACTAAGTGTAGCCCGATGACGTCATCGTCGGTCTCTAGTAAGTATCGTCAGCCATAAACTTATTTATCTTTATTCATATCATTTTTTCTATTTGATTTAGCTTTTCGCTTAACCGAATAAGCAATGGCAACCGCTTGCTTCGGTTTTTTTCCTGATTCAATTTCTTTCTTCACATTCTCTTTAAACGCTTTCTTGCTTGCTGATTTCTTTAATGGCATAACTTTTCTCCTTTTAAAATCCTTTATATTCTTCACCTAGTTCAATTCCGAATCTAACCCCTTCTTTAAACCATTTTAACTGTTTATCAAATTCATCTTTTTTAATTTGAATAAAATCTGCTTTTGAACATGTTCCAAAACATAAATCCCTTGGTTCTCCATTTTCATCTACACATGTACATGCCATAAAATATTCTCCAATAATTTTAAGCTGATGGGTAATTTTTTCCTATAATCCAACCGCAAAATGGACAACTTTTTTGATTAATGTGAAACCAATAACAGGCGCTCATAATTAAAATGTCCTCATAATAGGATTAAAAATATCTATTGCTTTTGGCTGTATCTTACTCCCCACTATGCTCTCAGCAGCAAACTCTAGACAAATATATTGGGTTCCATCATGTGGATGAGAAGCTCTATTCTTGTCTGGCACATTTCTATAACGCTCCTCACCTGGAACAGCTAATCTCTTGTAAACATAATCTTTGTTAAATCCTTTTCTAATAATAGGCGCACCTTTACGAGAAACTTGCATTCGAGGCTTACCATCTACCATACCATTTAAAAAGTATCTTACAGCCGATATACGAGTGTCTGGGTTATTAGTGCGAGCGGGTATAGTTTCTATACCCAATGAATTAAGTTCCCCAATAAAGCTTAATTCTTCCATAATTTCATCTCTTTTGATACAGGCTGGATCAGCCACTGATTTACCTATTTTATTTGTTGGAAAATCTCTAGCAAGTCCAGGCAATACCACTGATTCGGCAAATGTTCTAATCCCCATATCTTCTGCACAATATTCTTTGAGTATCAATAACTGACCTCTTGGTGTAATCTGAATAACCACACAAGCGGGAGTTAGTCCTCCATCCCATCCAAGATGAATGAGTTCACCAGCGATAGGCTGGATTTCATCAATCGAATGCATGTCATCATTGTATTCAGGATAAACGCGCTTGCCTGTGCCTACCGAGCCATATATTCCACGGCAAAATACTTTAATGAACTCCTCAGTCTGGCCACTTGCCATCTTCTCATAATATCCAACGGGCAGATTTTTAATGTTATCAGCATTAGGATTTGTAATCCATTTACCTTCCTCATCTTTAATAAGTCCTGTTGGCTGCTTAAACATTTTATATTCAGGTAATATTTTTTCTTCGAATGTATGATAAATCCAATGGTCATCGTCCGGTGGGTTTGTATCTGAAATGACTCCATACCAATAGGAATCATTACAAAAATTAGGACCTGGATAACGACCAACGCGCCCTTTCATGTGATCTAATGCAGCTTTGGGTACTTCTGATAGTTCATTGATATAGCATCCCGTTAACTCAAGAGATTTAATTTTACGTATGTCGTCTGGCCTGTCTAAAGCTAAAAATAATAGCTCTAGCTCAATAACTCCTTCACCATCATTAAATGTATGCTCATAAGTTAATATCGGCTTTTGGCGCTTATAAATGTCTCCAAGCGATCCGAACCAAGCAAGCCATGTTTGAAGAGTTGTCGTTTGAAGTTCACCAGACGTATTTCTTACGATTGCCCATCTTGATCTTCGTCTATTATTACTCCATCTCGGCATAGTACAAGTTCGTTTGACGATTTCATTGATGCAAAGGGTTGATTTCCCTGATCCGTAGGGACCCATAACGCAGCGAACAAAAGTATCATCACTATGAAAAATGCTACCAGTATTGCTTGGAACATAAACCCTAGTATCTTCCTGATCATATATTTCCACTCCATACTCTGTATATTTAATATGCGACTCTTCTTCGGCTTTTGCACGATCTAATAAATCCGCAATACGCTTATCAAGAGATGATGCGGTAATCATTCAATATAAACCTTCGGGACTTGAGGTTTAATCGTTTCATGACTCTTCCGAACTTTTAGATTTTCTACTGTGGAAAACCGAATGCCACATTTACTGCATTCACGTCTCCGGTAAACAACCCCGCTGTCTCGAACACGCGATTCAACAACTTGTGTCTCAGGATATTTGCAATTAACGCAATCCATCTCTATTTATTCCCATACTTAAACTTTGGATTTAATACAGACTCATAAATAAGATGGTCATCTATTTTGTAAACTATTCCATCTAGATATTTATGAGTTTTTTCATCATCAATTGAATAAGGATATTTTGGTTTCGGCATCCTGCATTTTGATTTATTTAAAAAATCACAAAGCTCTTCACGAGCATCAAAGTCTATTTCTCGTTTTTTAATAGCACGTTCGTATTGTCTACATAAACGTTTGTATTCTTTGAAATCAAATTTATTCCAATCTATCGATTTATTAATGGTCATACAGCATCCTTGCCTTTTGACATAAGAAGTTTTTCAAGAAAATCAATCTTTTTAGCCAAATCTGTTAAATGTGCTGACTGGCTAAAGAAATCGGGCCAGCGTCTTTCTAAAATCCACGCATCAGCTTGCCAATTCTTTAAACGCATTCGGATATTATCGAGATGTTCTGCAATGCGCTCTTGCTCAACACTAGAAACAGATTGCGCAAATGAAGCATATTCACTCTCGACATTTTCTGCTAAATCAGTTTTACCCTTTCTAAGCCAGTCATACAACGTAGTTGCGCCAATTCCTGCGGAGTGGGCAGCTATCTTGTAAGGAATTCGTCGGGAAATGCTATCTAGTATTGCTTGACAGCGAACAGGTGTGCATTTAGGCGTGGTATCACGTTTTATGACTTTCAATGTCATGTTAAGCCATCCTTAGCTTAAATAATGATCACAATGATTACACAAAAATGTAATAACTTCAACAGTTTATTTTTGATCTAAAAATAGGCATCTTGTTTTATAGAAGACGAAGAAAGTCATTAAAAATAATTAAATAAGTATTGCTATGATACCCTAATCAGGGTATTATCATTTTATCAACACTACTTAAACAAACGGAGATTTAAAAATGACGATTTATCATTTATATAATTTAAAAACTGAAAATACATGGCCATTGTCAGCTAAAACTGACCTAGGCGCTCGTAGACAAGCAAAACAATATTTAAAAGATGAAAAAGATGCGCAAGACTGGATATTAATGTTTTATAGATCATCAGACGGAACAGAAGCACAAATAGAAATATAAAATTCACGAGTGGAATTACAACAGGGGCAGAAATGCCCCTATAATTAACGGAGACAAAAAAATGAGTGATTACGCAGATTTTTGTAGAGAGCAAAGACAAAGAAAACAGAAAGCATTAGAAAAAAGAATCGATTGTCCTTGGTCTAATTATACTCATAAAACATGGCCAGGTGAAACATGCTTGAGATGCATGAAAGATGTTGATAAAAATGGCCAAAAAGTTTTTTAATAAAATTAATAACGGAGACAACAAAATGAAAATAGATATTTCAAAAGGTTTTATAGTATTTACGGCGGAGAATGAGGCTGAAACTTTTCAGCTAAAATCAAAAGTAGAAGAATTAAGAGAGACTAGTTTAAAATTTTATATGGCAAGAGATGAAGACAAAGACGAACAAATCGTTTGTATAGTAATAATTTTACCCGAATAAAAAGGAACCACCAAAATGACAGATGAAATTGAAAAATTAATGCGTATGAACCAATCATTGCTACTACTATTAGGCTATGCAACTGGCTTATTAAAAATACCTGAGTGCACACAAAAAGACGATGAATATTGGTCAAAATGCCAGTGGTTAAATAAAGCAATAGAAAATGTTGTTTACTTAGATAAACCATTACCAAAAATGCCTTAACTTTAACAGGACTTAATTAATGCTCACACCCGAACAAAAAGTTAAAAACATATTCGCATTTCTAGCGATAGTATTTGGCGAAGATTTAGAACTTGCTGAGGAAATAATGGAAATGAGACCAGAATATTTAATAGAAAAATTTGACAGGTATGTTTTATCCGATCAATATCAAGCCGATTGGGGTTTACATCCTTCATTGAGAAAAGGCATATTTAATAGATATTGCATAAAACATAAACTAAATATTATTTCCTATGAAGATTATGAAAATAAAATTCTAAATAAGGGATCACATGAAAAAGACAGTTAAGACAAGCGTAACATTAACCCACGAAGACATGCGGATATTAAACCACTTATCCGAAAACTTGAGAGAATCAAGAACGGCTATTATCCGAAGGGCTTTGCTTTATTTTTATATGTACAAGCAAGAAGAATTAGGGAAGAAAACAAAATGAGTTCACTTCAATTTTATCAAATAATAGGAACACTTTGGTTAATAGCTGGATGTATAATGTGTGATAAAAAAAATATTTTATCTATATTATATATGGGAATGGCTATATTTTTTTTATTAGTATCATTACTATATTCTATTTTTAACTAAGCTATATCCGCCAAACCCAAAAAGAAGCCAGACTAGGTTTAATAAATCGTCTGGTTTCATTGGGAACTGT